GGACTGTTATAATCATAACTAGCAATAGAGTTAAATGACCAACTGTAATTACGTCTAGTTATACCATTAATATAAATAGTAAGATAAGATTGGTAAGCAGCAAATAATGCTGAAGTGTTATAAGGGTCAGTTATTGCAGCTATTGCATTAGAACTAGCAAACGCATCTAATTGTGCCTCTCTACTAAGAAGTCTATTTTGAGAATTCTTTCTAACCTGTACAAAATGTGCTCTACCAGCACCATATATTACATTTTCTAATTTTAAAATATCACCTAAGAAAGGTTGTCCAAAAGAAGTTTCTGGAGAATTAAATACTTGTCTATATTGAGAAGCAGATGTATCAAATCCTTTTAAAGGTTCTGGATTACATATCGTATCACTTATATATTCACTAACTGTTCCTGTTCCTGTTATAATGACTGGTTTAGGACTATTAAGTGCGCATATTATAAAAGTTTGTTCATTTTGAGTTCCTACTAATGTAATAGTAACATTTGTGTCACAGTTTACATATTCAGCTGTAAAACCAACATCATCATTGTAATTTGTAACAGTAATAATATAATTTATACATTCTTTTGGAACAATTCCATAATCATCTATTGTATAAGAATTACTTTTATTTAATAAAAATGGATCAGCAGAAATATCATTATATGGATAGTTAGGATAGTAGTATTCTGTTCCTTCTCTTTCATATTTACCAACATTTCTAAGAATACCTTTGGCAACAATAGATTTATTAGTTCCTCTATCTCCTCTAACTATTTTAAATCCAGCAATTGCTAATTTTTGTTCTGTTGTAAGATTTGAATTATTTATTATAGAAGTAACTTGAGAGATATCAATCTTTACACCCATTGGAAATATAGCATCTTTTTGCATAACCATGGCTGATGCAGATGTAAACATTGCTGATTCAAATATAGGAGAAACTGCTACATCAGGAAACTTATGATGTCTAATAGGTGTATTAGATAAATCTCCCCACACCAAGTCATTACATGGATAAACATCTGCTGATTCCCAATAAGAGAATTCACCATATTGATATGGTCCTTTGTAATCTGTAGCTGAAGAATATCCAGGAGAAAATCCTTCTACTGATCCTGTATTATATATTTTCCAATACGGACTTTGTCCAAGATCACCTTCTTTGAAATCAGGTTCTCCAATAAAATCAGCATTAGTTGTGTAAACTTGAACTGTATCATTTATATTAGATTCTCTTCCAGGAATATGAAATCCATCTGTTTGTTTACCATTAGCTAATAAGAAAACTATTTCAAATGCATAAACTTCATCTCTAAGGTAACCTCTAAGATTAGTTGCATTTAACTCATCTGCATAAGTTTCTGTATTAGGGATTCTATGTGTTTCCCATTGAAGAGTTATTTGATTAGCTATTTGTTGGTAGTTAACTCTATCAATAGATGTAAGACCATTCCAAACTAATATATCTTGTACAGATGTTATGTCTTCAGCTATTTCATAATATGGAAACTTCTCAAATATATCATTTTGCGTAAGTCGTATTTGTGTAACATTCTGACCAGTGTAAGTAATAGTTTCTTCTTCCCTATCAATAAAATAGGTACCAACTAATTCTACAGAAGGAATGTTATTAATAGTTTTTATTACAGCAAGGTTGTAGTATTGAAACTGACCAGACATATCTAAATTAGATATGGTGAGCACCACTGATTTACCAACTTCATAATTAAAGTTTGGTGTAGTGATAGATGGATCAGCAATAGGAGTGGGATTGGTTACTGAGTAGTAAGATGTATATCCATTACCAGCAACATCAGAATATTGTATAGCAAACTGTACGGTACCAGCTAAGTTACTTCCTCCTGTAACAATGTCTGTTACTTCTAATTGAGGAATTGTAAAGTTTGGTTGTATAGATAGTTGATTACAATCTAATTCATTAGTGTAAATAATATCACAACCGCCTGATAAATTAGATTTAGTATAAGGAATGTTATCTATATCTAAATATCTTCTAGGATTAAATCCATCAGTCCAATAGATCTCTGTAGCACAATTTGTTATTTTGTGTACAGCTTTGTGTATAGGATGATTAATATTAAAGTTAAGGCAATCTGCATTGACTAATGTATGGTATACACAATCATTATTATCCATATATCCAATTTCAGATCCACCTGTTTCAGGAGAAGCTAAAAAGAATATGTGTTTATTTTTTTCGTAAATAGAATGTTCACCAATTAATTGATAACTTTTTGGAAAATCTAGACAACGTTCGTTACCTGGTTCATTTTGATAATTAACTGTGTTACCATCAAAGTTTTCTACAGAAGCATTAAGTGCATAGCTAAGAGAACCTTTCTCAATTTGATTAACGGTGCTATCTAAATTTAGGCCTGTTCTACCAAGACTATACTCTTGTTTAACATTGCCTTGATTAGTTGTTTCTTCTCCTGCCATATCTGTTAGTTCTATTTGGTAGTTCGTACATGTTGAACCTATTCAGATCATTTTTTATTCTTCTCTGCTTAGTCCAAGCATCTTGTTTCTTGATTTCAATATCAGCCATGATAAATGCTTCATCATGTAATTGCTTATAATAAAGCATCTTCTGCTGTACTTGATTAAATGTTTCATCATTAATTTGATTAGACAATGTTTCAAATACTTTATATTTAATAAATGCTTCAAGAAATTCTCTTATACGATAGTTATCAGGAATCATTTGATTACCACCATTATCATATTCTGTTGCATAAAATAATAAATGTACAACACCATTTCTGAAGTTAGTTACAAACTTGTTGTCTCTAATATCAAATGAGTCTATACCACTAGATCCTGGTGTAAAGTTTTTTGTATATGATGCATCACAGTTAGTGCTAGCTGATATATTACCTGGTTGTAATAAATATTCTTGTTTATAAGATCTAGCTACTTGTTGATTAGTTTTATATACAGCTTGAATTAATAATGGCATACATTCTCCACCACAACCAGGACTAGCACACTCAGGGTTAGCACAATCAACACCACCTACAGTAAGGGGTGCCACTTGTATTGTTGTTTGTGTAGCAGCTTGTGAATAAAATGAGTTAGCTGATTGATATGGCAACTGAGGAATCTCAGAACACATCCAAGCTTCTCTTACAGCATAAAAGTTATCTGGAAGTCTAGCTGTAAAATCTTCAACATGCAATATCTCAGCAGTGATTGAGTAAGTGGTTCTTCCTAACTTCCTAAGACACTTATCTAAATAAGTAGGAAATAATAGGTCATCAACTGCACCTGTATCAAAGTAAGACTTTAATTCTTCTTTAACAGTAGCGTAGATAGGCTCAGGTGATACGAAATTATATTTATAGTAGTATGACATCTAATTTATTTTTTCCACTCTTTATAGAGGTATTGATAATCATTATTTATTTTAAGGTAGTGCGATAGTAATCTTGATGTTGCTCTTGAAGGTTTAAAGTACCAAAGTTCTAAATGTTTAAATCTAGCTGTTTCTTTAAACCACATCCATCCAAAGAAGTATCCTTCTGTATGATAGTTAAAGTTATAAATAACTTTTCCCTTCTCTTTAGTTTTCTGCCAATCAATAGGAAGGTTAACAAACTCTTTCCCATTATTAAACTTAATCTTTTTTCTTTTCTTTTTGTTTATTGCAAACTCTCCAAATCCAAATGGTAGTTTTGCTCTCTCTCCAGTTTCTAATATATAGTCTTTAAATGATTCGTTAAAAGCATAAACTATAATTCTCCACTCATCAAAAGATAATTTAGTTGAAGGGTATTTCTTACAGAAGTTTGTGTAGTTTTCTTTACTTGCACTTCTCCAATCAACAGAAACTCTAGACATTATTAGTTAGTTGGTTTTGTATTAGGGGCTTGTCCATCAACACCATCTTCTGTCATATCAGTTTTAATTCTGAAATATGTAGCTAATAGTTTTTGTGATACTAACTCAAGAACTTGTTTCTCTAAGTATCCTGGAAGAGAGAATGGTTTATCTAAAGGATTCATACACCAATCTTCATCAGTTGGTTGACAATTACCACAACCAGCATCAGGATACATTAATTGATTAGGAACATCTTCTTCAAAACAAGCTGCAAGTCTAATAGCTTGTAGTAATGGATTACTAATATATAAATAGTCATTCAAAATCCAATAGTAACTTTCTTTTTTTATAATAGGAAGTTTAATTAAATTAGTGTATCTATTAATAGTAATTTCTTTAAGTCTTGTTCCTGTACCTCCCATTGCATTTATAGAATAAACACCTTGTATTAGATACTGGTAGTTTCCTTCAGAGATGCGTGGAATTTTATATTTAGTTCTAGCAACAGTACAAGGATCTTGATAATCACAACATTCAGAAATTGGAACCTGCATCATCTCTAAGCAAGGAATAGTAGTAAACAATGTACTAGTAGCCCAAAGCTTTCTAAGATTAGTTTCTCTCTTAATTAGCATGATGCTATTATTTCTCACCTCAGATGCAATTACTCGATCTGTGATAAGACTATCTGTTGATAGCATCTTGTGCATTGAACGCACATCTGAAACTAATTTTCTTAATGTTGCCATATTATTAAATGCGAGTTTCGAACTCTGCTATTTTTCCTTTATCCATGTCATATACTAAAGCAAGAGCTGCTCTAACACTATGAACATAATTATTATCTCTATGCCATCTATCAGCTCCTGATAAACTAGGCATTTGTTGGATTCTAACACCTTTGACTTCTTTAGCCATATAATGATGTTTATCTCCTGTATGTACTTCTCTATATATTGCATTACCAAACTCTGAAGAGTGTGTTGGGTGTGTTGCAAACAATAGAGGTAAATCTTCTAATTTACAATTACCATGATGGTAACCAATAAATGTATTACCTAATGTGATTGCTTTTAATACACTATCTTCTCTATCAAAAAAGATTCTATCATTGTTTTTAAAATATACATCTAATGCATGTGCTAGATAGAATGATTTAGTTTTATCATGATTTCCTTGAACCAATAAAACTTCCACATTCTGACAATATCTACTTAATAATGTAATAGCTTGTACTAATACATCAAAACCTGCTTCATACTCTTGAGCATAATCTACAATAGTATCTTGTGGTGTATAGTTTGTAGTTTGATTATGATAGTTATCTGTGTGAAAGAAATCATTTGATATTGGAAACACAAGTGTATCAATGTTGTAATTAGCTAACACCTTTAATAATAATTCACTTACTACGTTGATGTAAGTTTGTTTTCTATTTCTAATATCATTATTACCATCTACAACTTTCTTAGCTAAGTGATAATCTGATAATGACATTTCAACATCTACTGTATCCTTTGCTGGGTTATTTTCAACAAGTAATGTAGATACGTGCGTAGGTTTATAACTAGTTAAGAATTTAGCAAAATCTTCTGGTGTATAATCTGCAGCTTGTTTAAGCTTTGAAAAGACTGAAGATGTAAACTTACCACTTGGTAACATCTTAGACCAATAGTTAGTTATAACATATTTATCTAGATTAATCTTGTGTAGCTTTGCTAATTCAATATCATCTTTAGGTTCATAATCAAGTACTATTGTACTTTCTAATGTTCCTTTTTCGTTGTTTACTTTTCTTGTTGCCTCACTGTATTTATGTACAGCTTCAACTAGGTCGTTATTTGGTTTTTCTTGTTCTCTTAACTCTTTAAGAAGTAAACTAATTTCAGTTTCTGAAACCCCAAGCTTTTCAGCGTAGAACTTCTTACTTTTTTTCCATGCCAGTATTTCTGACAGCTGGTCCAAAAGATCTTGATTTTCAGACATATGTACTCTATTTTAGTTATAGTTGATGTAAAGATACAAAATAATATTTAATAGATGCAAATGTTTTTAACTATGTAGGTTATTACTAATAATTAAATTAGTTATAAAATAAAAAAACTCCTAGAACTAATGCTCTAGGAGAACCCTGTAAAACCAACAAAACAGGATTTTTATATTTTAAATTACTGTAGTGGTACTAGTTGTAGTTGTATTACCTGGTATAACAGATAGTATATTACTATATTTTGTAACACCATTACATATTGTAGATATTCTTATATACAATGTACTTGTTGAAGATTGAGTTAATACGTATGATGTTAGATTACATCCATTAGTAACAGTTTGACCATAACTAAATGGACTAAAATCAGAGAATTGTGAATAATCTGCACTAACATATGTACAACCTGTAGACCCATTTAGAGTGTAGTTTAAAGTTGTATTACCAAATCCATCTGTTGTAACACTATTTAATGTAGGTGTTGGACAAGCATTAACAGTTGTGGTAGTAGTTGTTGTAGGTGCAACTGTAGTACTAGTGGTTGTTGTAGTTGGTACACATCCACTTACTAGCTGACAGAAGTATGCTTTTAATAAACTATTGTTTTCGATTGTTTGAATAATCTGTGCAACAAATTGATCAGAACATATTTTCTCATCTATCTTTTGCAATGCATCAGTTAAGCAATCGTTAGTTTGAATACCTGTACATGAAAGATTTGGTCCATCGTAATGAACACGAGAACTTTCTATAATTTCAAAAGGTATTGGTGCACAACCTGGAGGATAAACTATTTTTATCACAGATTCGTAACATGGCATTCCTGGTAAACAGCTCATAGTAAATTAGCTTGGTATGTACATAATATAATAACACGCTCTAACTGTAGGAACGTTTGTATGTGATTGACCACCTCCTGCTGAGGAGTTTGTAACTCCAATGCCAGTTAATGTTGATGATGTTTGAGTAGCAATAAATAAATTTTGTTTTACTCTAATTGAATCACCACTACCTACTTCATCTTCTTGAACTCCTTTTTGATATGTATGAGTATGACCAGGATCAGAAACAACTGCAACGTGTGTATGAGCTGGTATTTGTAATGTACTTAATGTTACATTGTTAGTTCCATTTGTACTATTTAATGTATAATTATAACTTCCACCTGCAGTACTAACTTCTGGACCTAATGGACCACCACCAGGCATATCAAGAGTACCTACAGGTAATCTTCCTCTTTTATCAGGAGTACCATTAGCACCATTACATAAATAAATCTTTTCCCATTGTCCTATACCAATACCAGCAGCATTAAAGTTTGCTAATGTACCATAGTATTCAACTACAGTGTAAGGAACCATTTTATTATAATATCTATCTGATGGTGCTGTACTATCAATATATTCTTGAATTAATACATCCAACTCATCAAGTCTTACATAGTTAGTTGATAAATTAGCAGCTAATGCAGCTAAAGCAACATCTGTAGCACAAAGTTTTGTAATAACAGCTTGTAGAATAGCATGAGTGCCTGCAGTAGAAGTAACACCTGTTACACAACCTAATGTGTATTCAGCGTTTAATTCATTTAAATCACCTTGTATTAATAATATTGCTGCTTCTAAATCACATACTGTTTTAATTACAGCTGTAAGTACATCGTTAAGTGATATATCTCCACATGTTGGAAGATTACCTTTAACAGTATCACATATATCTGCGTCATCAATAATAGGTATAATACCTGTGCCATCTATGGCAGCAGTGAGGAACTCAATAAGAGCTTGCTCTATATATGATAGAGAATCTCCAGTTTTAATTCCAAGAACAGGGACATCTATCCCTGTATATCTAACACATTTGTCTGAAACAATTTCAGTACAACCATTATAGCAATTTGAACAGCTCATTGTTTATATTTTAAAAGTTTAACTCTACTAGCAATTTGCTCTACTGTGAAAGGTAATGCATAGTCTGGGTTACAAAACTTATAGGTTAATATTCGTTTATAGGTTATAAGATCTAACATCACTACTCCTGGTACAGGTTGGTTTAGTAGATATATAATATTGTTATAGAGATTACTAGCTAATTCTGTTAGCCTGCAATCTATGTCGTTTAGAAGCACTGGGATGGTGCTACATTCAACGCAATTAGTTAATCTTGGCTGCAACATATTTAGCTTCTTGAGCAGCTTTCTGAACAGCTGCATTACAAAATGAACATAATCCTTTTATCAGTTGGCATCCACATCCAACCTTTGTCCCACATTTAGAGCACTGTGCCATATTAATAGAAATTATTAACGTAGTTATTACCTGAACAATTACAATTATTTCTAATAAAGTTATCTAACATTCTATTAGCTTGATTATACAATGTATTAGATTGTGCCACTGCACAGTTATTAGCTGCTGCAATAGATCCTTGTATAAAGAAATAAATACTATTTAAATCAACTTTTGATTGTGTCTTAATTGCAAGATCGCATTCCATCATATCAAGTTTCATAAATGCTCCATCAAACTTTTCTTGAAGAACTTCAGTACGTATGAATGTTCTTTCAACAAAGTTTTCATAAGCAGGTGCAACTGTATATCTTAATACATACACTCCATCTGGAATAGGTAATAAAGGCTCACCTATAACTGTTAGACCAAGAGATGCAGAAGTAAATACATTGAAATCATTAGGTGTAAAAGGTAATGTCACACTACCAAATCCACCAGGAATAGTAATTTCTATTGAGGGTGTTGTTGGAATGTATGGTGGATCAGGATAAATTGATGCATCAGCAATACCTAATGTTAATGTATTATATGTAGGAACGACTAATATCTCTAGTTTTAAAGTTGCCATATGATGCTTAAAATAAAAATGCCAGAAGGATATGAGTTATCCTCTTCCTTCTGGCATAGGTTTGTTAATATGATTTCTTAATATTAAGGAATCTGAGTTGAAGTTGTAGTAGTAGTAGAACTAGAAGAAGTTGAACTAGTAGTAGTTGTACTAATACAAGTATTGTTTCCAACTAAGGTACCTAACGCAGCTTCTAATATAGTTTCAATTGCAGAAGCAATACCACTAACAGCAGAGTTTGGAGCAGCAATGATAACTGTAGAATCTTCTGTGATATAATCACCCCATACATAAGCAGCTTTATCTAAAGTGTTAAACTTGATGTAATAGGTATCATAAGTAGTTCCAGCAGAAACATAAGACTCAAAGTTCTCATTGTATCCAGCCATTCTATACAAATGCTTTAAGTAACCAGCTTGGTAGCTATAGAAATTCTTTTCTAATTGAGCAATTTCAGCAGATTGTCCAGATGCGTAAGAAGCACGTTGTGCAACTACAGCTTCAGCAACAATATTACAGTTATCAGCAACAATAAAATCAGCAGTGGTTGCAGGACCTGAATAAACAAATGTTCTGAAATACATTCTGTCATATTCAAATGGGAACGCAGCAACATCACATGGTTGACCATATGCAGTTAAAGGTTTTCCAGTAATTTGTAAGAAAGCATTTGCATCATTACCTATTCTTTCAAAAGTGTAGAAAGTGTTGAATGAAATGTTATCTGGGTTGTTACCTGGAGCTTGTTGTCTAAATTTAACAATAGCAGCATCAATAAATGCAGGTACATCTACAGTATCACATGGGTCACCACCACAGTCACAGCAAGGAGCTTGAACAGTAATAGAACGAGTGAAACCATTGAAGTATAAAGTGTCAATGTAAGAAGAATGAGCACGTAATGTAAAAGTTACGATATCACCACACTTAACATTGAAGTTACCTACTTGAGTAATTTGATTAGCAGCAGTTGGACATCCAACAACTTTATACCATTCTGATACGTTAGAACCAGTTGATGAAATTTTGTCAGAACGCTTAGAACCTTGAAGATAAGTGTTTTGTCTTCCTTGAGCAACATAGAAGTAAGGGAAGTTACCAATGGTACCAGCAGTTACTGTTGCATAAAGATTGTTAAAAATACCTACTTGACCAGCAGTAAGATTTTGTGTTGAACCAGAGCTAGGAACAGAAGTTTGTCCTACTGGCACCACGAATAACGTGGTTAATGAAAAATCAGCCATTTTTATTTATTTAAATTGTTTAATTGATTACTCGTTTGTTTGTATACGATATTGAGCACTCTGTACTGCAGAAGCATTCTCAGTATACATTGCTAGATTTTGTACTGTAAGATCTAATAACTCATCTTCTAGATATGTTTCTAACTCACAGTTTTGATCATATGATGGTTCTCCATCTAACATTATATATCCTGTTTTATTAATATATACAGGGTATCTAAAATATGAAATACATATCTCCTTAGGTGTAAATGTACCATCAGTGAATACACTTATTTCATCAGATGATATTAAGTTAAATGTTTCTTGATATTCAAATGATGGTCTGTAATGTGTGTTGTTCAGAATAAACTGAAGATCACCATGTTTAGCCAAGTCTCTGTTAATCCAGATCTTTCTATCTTTACATCTTCCCTTATCAGCTAATACATAACTATCTGCATAGAACATGTATTTTGGTTCAAGTAAATGAATGTATGCTTTCCACTGATTTAACTCAGGGTTTGATAATGTTAGACTTAAAGGTTGGTGATTGTAATCAACCACCAAACTTTGTAAGTCTTCATATCTCTTTTTAAAAGCGTCTTGACCAAGACCACTTGTTGTACTTATGCCATCAACCTTCTGTTTGATTAACTTGATTTGAGCTTCATTCAGTGCAAGGATCTTATCCTCTAACTGAATTTGTTGATGCTCATTTGTCGATAGCTTATTTAATTTTTGATCTATTTTATAAAGTAAACTATCTACAGGTATCATTATACAGAGGCTAATTTTTTAGTTTTTAACTTTTGTTCTAACGTGATTAACTCATCTTGGTTATCATCATCTGCTAGGAACTTGATTAATTCTTCATCATCCTTTGCAACTTCAAATTCACCTTCGTAAACTTTACCATTAGGCTTTATTCTATAAATAGAATGAAGTGTAGCTTGTTTAACAAGATCTTTAATATGGAGTAAGTTTTCTTTCATCTCAGCAAATCTATTGAACACTTCAACTGGATTTAAGCCTGAATATTTACCATTCTTAAATTCTGTTTGCTTTAACATGTTATCCACTAAGTTGTAAACCATGTCTTCTCTTGAATCATCAGTTACTGGAAGTCCTAATAGACGAGCAACTTTTTTCTTCTTATCAGGAGTCATTGCATCAAACTTAACAATAGCTTTGTTGATTAATTGTTTCTTCTTAAAGATAACAGCATTTTCAATCTCATCATCTGCAACATAAAATTGAATGTCAGCAGGATATTCACCACGTTCCCAAGCTTGGTAGCTAGAAGCGATTGTTGGATGAACACGTAACCATGAGAACGCTAGTTCTTGAAAAGGAGTTGTTAAATCAAAGTAGTTATCATCATCTAATAACTTTACTGGTTGAACATGTTGTTGATCATCAGCAGAAGTAGATAAACCATAGTTCCAAAAAGGAGCTCTAGGTCCAAGGTCTACACCACCTAATAACATTTCTAATTTT